GTAGTGCTACAGGTACTATTTGGGTCAGATATGATCTTTCTACCCGTTGATGTCATCGGGAACATAACAGGCCTAGTGGCATCACTAGGTAGCCAGGGACTAGTTGGTTTAGTCGCTTTAGGCGTCATTTATTGGATCTTCACCAAGAAGGACTAGTAAGATTGACTAACGGTATATGGGGGTCAGGCCTGGCCCCCTAATACCAATTTATAAATATTCTTGTGGACAAGAGTAAAATTATATCAATTACGGACATTATTGAGAATAAAGTTCGTAAGCAAAAAGAACTAGACGATTATAATATGCGTCTAGAAGAATTACAAAGGCAGAAGTTTTGGCTTGAAAAAGAAATACAGATGGCTGAATTTATCATCGCCGCAGTTCAAAGTGAGATATCTCCAAAAGCGTTTGTGCAAGAACTATTAAATTATGAAATAGGTAAAATGAGTGACGATGATTAAAGAATTTATATTAATTTATCTTACTATCACACAAGGTGGTGGTATAGGTATGGATGTATTTGAAAAGACATTCCCTTCTCTAGAAATGTGCAATCGTTTCGTAGAAACTGAGTTTCTAAAAAATGATAGCTGGTCTCACCTAAATTACACACATAACTTTTATAACTCCAAATATAGAATTGATATCTCCGATACTGTTGATGGTAACATGAGAATGTACTATAGTTGTGTTGTTAAGAAAGGTGAATAATGATTAGTGTAAATGAATGGTTTGTTTTTGATGTTGGTCTAGACGATAAAACTTGCAACAAGTTAAAGAGACACGCATCTAAGAAGTGGGAAGTTTCTGCTGTAGATACCCAAAAAGGTACTACTGATGAAGAAAGAAAGACAGGCCTTAAAGGTGATTATAAATCAGATTCTAAACAAAGAATAAGTGATGTAGCATGGACAAACGACCAATGGGTGTATGATTTGATTTGGCCTTATATGTTGGGGGCAAATAAAAATGCTGGATGGCAGTATGATATTACATCTGCCGAGTCAGCACAGATAACACGATACAAAAAAGGTGGATTCTATAACTTTCATAGAGATGGTCTTGCTTGTCACTTATCAAAATACAATGACCCAGAAAACGCATTTTTTCACGACAAGGTTAGAAAGTTGAGTATGACAATATTACTCAACGACAGTTTTGAAGGCGGTCAATTTGAGTTTGTTTCTTATGATAAAGAAGATTGTAATATCTCGCCTCTTGAAATGAAGAAGGGTTATGTTGTTGTGTTCCCATCACACATGGAACATAGAGTTGCACCTGTAACAAAGGGTACTCGTTATTCATTAGTATGCTGGTTCTTAGGACCACCGTTTAAATAATGCTCGTTAGTGATTCACATAAGTTTATAGTATTTCACATTCCCAAAACTGCCGGCTCATCAATGACACATGAGTTGGCGAAGTATCTAAACCCATTTGTTGAACCCCCACAGACAAACAAAACCTTTGGGGGATGGCAACCGTTACACCATATAGATAGAATTCAACACAGACCAGTACAAGAGTGTAGGCAGACGGAATATTGGGAGAAAACATACTTTAAGGCATCCTTTGTTCGTAATCCATATGACCTTGTAGTATCTGCATGGCCCAAAGATGTAGACTTTACACAATGGGTCGTTAAAGAAGTTGCTAGTCGTAAGAGTTTAGTATCACGATGGGGTAGTCAGTACGATTACCTATCCGATCACAGAAAAGAACTGATGGTAGATTGGATCGGCAAGTACGAACAGATGGACAAAGATTGGGAGAAGTTTTGCTATCTCACAAAGATAGAACACAATCCACTAAAGAGACTAAACACTTCTTGGAAGAAACCATATCATGAATACTACAATGAAAGGACTTACCAGATAGTGACAAAACTATTTCAAAAAGATTTACATTATTTTGGTTATACCCTTGACAATAACCCCGATACATAGTATACTAAATAATAGTGGTAGAAGTTTTACCACATACGATAATAAAATCATACGCATAATACAGGAGATACGATATGAGCTTTGCAGAGCTTAAACAGAAATCTGGTTCTTTCGATGCCTTACAGGCAGAACTGAAAAAAATCGATAACCCCACCTCCGGTTCTTCTTTTGAAGATAACCGATTCTGGAAACCTGACCTAGACAAAACCGGCAACGGTTATGCTGTGTTGCGTTTTCTACCACAACCTTCCGGTGAAGATTTGCCATGGGTCCGTCTTTGGAATCATGCGTTCAATGGTCCCGGCGGTTGGTACATTGAAAACTCCCTAACTACAATCGGTAAGAATGACCCAGTGTCTGAGTACAACACCGAACTGTGGAACAGTGGTAGTGAGGCAGATAAGGATATTGCTCGTAAACAGAAGCGTATTCTAAAATATTACTCCAACGTCCTAGTTGTGAGTGACCCCAAGCACCCAGAGAACGATGGTACTGTCCGGTTGTTCCGTTACGGTAAGAAAATCTTTGATAAGATTACCGAAGCAATGAACCCGGCATTTGATGATGAAACTCCCTTGAATCCATTTGACCTTTGGGATGGTGCTAACTTCAAACTCAAGATTCGTAAAGTTGATGGTTATTGGAACTATGACAAATCAGAGTTTGATTCTCCCTCAGAGTTGTTTGAAGGTGACGATGCTCGTCTTGAAACACTTTACAACGAGAAAATTCATAGTCTGCAAGAGTTTGTTAACCCAGACCAGTTCAAGACTTATGAAGAACTCAAAGAAAAACTCAACAAAGTCCTTACTGGCACATCAGTAAAGGGTACTGTTGAGACATTTACTCCAAAACGACCATCAGTAGCAGAACAGGAAGCTTTAGTTGAACAACAGTTTCCTTCAACTGTAAAAACAGATGATGATGAGACTTTGGATTATTTTGCTAAGTTAGCAGACGAGTCGTAAGACAACTGCAACAGAGACCCCGCTTCGGCGGGGTCTTTTTTTATCCTAGTCCGATTGTCTTTTCTGTCCAAACATCAAACGTCCAACCACGTTTGTCACAGTAAGTCTTTGCTGCTTGCCACTTGGCAGAGTTTCTACCAAATTCTCTAACCTCATAGAGATAACCTTTAGTCTTGCGTTTGCCTGGTTTAGGCGGCCGTAGTTGTTTATCTGGTTTGACTTCAATCAGTTTGATAACGTGACTATCACCACGACGAACCTTTACCCAGAAGTCAGGGTAATATCTGTGTATCTTACCATCTAACGGCGACACATAAGGTATTGCTACTTCCTCACTTGCCCATTCCAAAACATTTACGTTATTGTCAAAATAACGCATACAGTGCCGTTCCCACATGGAACGATAGATAATATTCCGTGGGTTTCCTTTGTACTTACCAGGCTCTTTAGGTGTAAACTTGCCCTTGTAAGGTTTGCGTTTAGGGTTAGAATGTTTATTAGTTTTCATATAAATAGTCCAGTAAGTATTTAGACACAGAGGAATAAACGTATGGGTATGCTAACCTTTAAAAATGCTGGAAAGAAAGACGCTTCTAGAATGACAACAAGCAATTATGTTGCAACATCTGGTCAACCAGTTCCATGGCAGAATCCAAACGAAACTGTTTCACAAACTGTAGCAAACGCATCAACACCATATGATGCCGGTGAGTTTAGTGGTTTAGGCCCTGAGAAATTGGTTCCACGAGGACGAGGACCAAACCGCGGCAAATTGGGCAGTAGATTAAACTTGTTACAATTTCCAAAAGACTTAGGCATATCAAGCGAAAACGCACACTACATGATGTTTACTATTCATTCCATAAGGGGTACTGTGGGTGCAAGCGCATCAGATACTAGTTTTGGTGGTGCAGAAGGACAAGTTGCTCTTCCTATTCCAGGCAATCCATCTGCGTCATATGAACAGGGTTGGGACACAGAAGAAGCTGGTATAGGAATGTCTAGTGTTATTACAGGTTCACAAGATGCAGTTGCAGCATATAAGGGGCACAAAGAATATGATGATTTTGGAAATGAAACTGGCAAGGGCAAGATAGGGGCCGCTTTGGGTTCCATCGCTGATACAGTTACCGATGTCGGCAAGAGCGTGACTGGAATGGGCATTGCCGGCATACTTGGAAAGGCTGCTGGTAGTAGAGCACTGGGACAGTCCGGAGGGCAGGCAATATTCGATCAGAGTTTTGCTGTATATGGTGGTCCTGCATACCGATCATTCAGTTTTCAGTATTCCCTAATGCCTTTAAGCAGAGCTGATGTTGTGGAGATAAAGAGAATTATAGATTTCTTTAAGATTAATTCTGCACCAGTATCTCAAGGTCCAGGAACAGTTGCTCGTATTTACGGATTACCTAAAGCATTTCAAATAAAGTATTTTAATAGAGGAAATGAAAATACATACATGAATAAGATTGGCAAGTGTGCCTTGACTAGTATCAATGTGACATATGGTGGAGACAGATTTACCACATTTGATGGTATGGATGCTCCTGTACAAGTTAATCTTAGTCTGGGATTTAAAGAATTGCAACTACAAGATTCATCAACTATGGCTGCGGGGTACTAATCATGTACTTTCAAAACTTTCCAACAATAAACTATGATGCAACTGGTAGTGGCAATCCACAATTAGTTTCTGATATTCTTACAAGAGTAGCAGTAAAAAAATCTGTAAGAGATAGACAGTCTTTGTTTTCTAAGTATGATGTATTTGATTGGGAAACGCCGGAATCTGTTGCTCTTGAAATATACGGCAAGGCAGATTATCATTGGATAGTGATGATGTTCAACAAGTTATATGACCGATACTATGAATGGCCCATGTCAATAAACAATCTACAAAAATATGTTGTGGACAAATATACAAACCCAAATGGTGTACATCATTATGAAACATCACAGTCATCGGGTAACAACACAGTCAAAATCAAAGTAGAACTTGCTGATGTTCCTACTGCTACGCCAGTAACTAATTATGAATACGAACAAAATCTAAACGATGCTCGCAAACAGATCAAAATTCTACAGCCTAGATATTTGGGTCAATTTCTTGTAGATTTCAAAAGCACTATAAAAACTCAAGTTTAATAATGATTAATATATTAGAAAGCCTCAGTGCTATTTCCGAGGTAACGACTGAAGCTGGCAACTCACCATCGCCGGGTCAACTCAATCTAAAACAATGTGTTCTTCAACACGGCGATGGCTTTTCATATGATATCTCTGCTATCGTTTCAGAAATTCATATGTTTGAGGACATAGAAGCTCTTGGTGTTACTGGTTGGGTACAGATGGTTGATAATCTTAATATTATTAGGAACGGCGTTATATTGGGTGAAGAACTATTATGGATGAGGTTTGAAACTGCCGGTTCGTCTGAAGCCGGATTAGAAAACTTTGCAGTGGACTATGGTTTAGATAACGCTGCTCCTCTCTACATACATAAGATCGAAGAAATAACGTCACCGAAAACACGACAGGGAACAACACAACAATCAGTATTAGAATACAGATTACACTTTTGTTCTACTGAAATAATAACCAATGATAGAATTAGAATATCAAAGTCGTATCAGGGCAAAATCAGTGATATTGTAAGACAGGTTATGTGGTATGATTTGGGTGTTCATATGAAACCAGTAACCATAACAGAAACAATTGATATACATCATTACGTTGTTCCTAACATGAGACCTTTTGACTTCATATTATCCTTGGCAGAAGATGCAAGATGTCCTTCGGGTATAGGTGTAGAGGGTCCTCAACCAGCAATGGCACACAATATGTTCAAGGGACAACATTCTGATTTTGTATTCTTTGAAACTGCAAGACGACCTGTTCAGAGTGATGGTGGTTGGTTCTTTGTTCCATTGCAACGAGAGGCGATGTCTGTTGCCGAAGATGCTTTTGGTGGAGATGGAGCTGCTGGTCAAGACTTAATATTCACACTAAACAATGCTGCCACAACATCTGGTGCAGAAGAAAGTGAAATTAGTGGTGGTATAACTGGTTACCCGGCTGCAATGCTTAGAAGTTTAAGCTATGATTTTGTAACCACCGGTGATAAGTGGCACTCTGTTGCTGACGGTAACTGGTCTGGTATGGACATTAGACACAATCCATACAAAAAATCATTTGATGTTTATAAGTTTGATTACTTGAAACATCTTAACGAAAATAGATATTCTCACGCATCAATGACACCTGTATGGTGGCCGCCCGATCCGCAGTGGAGAACAATATCAGAATGGCCTGAGGCTAATATAAGTTTTTCAAGTTCTTCTGGGTCAAAGAAATCTTCTAACATTAATACAAATACAAGACGAGCAAACTACCCATGGAAGAAAACACCATCAGAACATAAATTACAGAGAATGATGCAGGTAAATCATATGCTTAATTATGAAAGAGTAGAATGTGAAATGTATGGCATATCTGGGTTGCAGATAGGCAAAATGGCACAGACAGAGTTTCCGCAAATAGGTTTACTTTCTGGCACACCATTAGAAACTGGTTTAGATGGTTCTTTCGACCTTTACGGTGAAGATAGAAATAACAATACTTGGATGATTACTAAGATTGGTCATCATATTGTTTTTGGAGACAGTATACCATACAAAACTACTATGGAACTTGCCAATACAATGAGAACAACAGAAAACCCCCTGCCCGTTTATGGCAGTTTAAACACACCGTCATATTCACAAAGAGTAAGAGGAAGATAGATAAATAGTGATGTGAGTTTATTTGATGACATAAAAGAATCAGCTGAAGGTAGAGAGTTATCTACTAGATGGTATCGCGGTAAGGTTTCCTCTTTGGGTGGTGGTTCAATGACTGCTACACAACATATTAAACAAGGCAAATCGACTGCAAGACCTAACTACGGTATGATGAATTTGTTTTCATATAGACCGGAGAAGGGAGATAAAGTGCCATTCTATGATGTTTTTCCTTTGGCAATTCCAGTAGCAAGAAAAAGAGATGGATTTACGGGTATAAACTTTCATTATCTGACTATACCTCAGAGAGTTAAGTTACTTAATATTTTGGTAGAGTCATTTAAAGATGGAGAGAACAATAAATTAGATATGACTTGGAGAAATATTTCAAGTCTAAGAAGTGCAAGACCTATTGTTAGACGATACAAGGCAGCGAATGTAAGTTCGATGTTTTTAAAACTGGATGTAGAAGATATGCTTATTGCTGTTTTATTGCCAGTAGAACAATTTTACAAGGGTGATTATGCTACAAGACAACCGGTATCAACTAACGAAGTGCATAGAGAAATAAGGCGAAAGATTTAATGGCATTACAAGAATTTATCAGCAGAGTACGAAGTGTCGATTTAGCTCGACCTAATAAGTATGCTGTAAAAATACTAGGCGCGCCTGTAGGTAGAGAACGATATATCGAGTATATGGCTGAGTCTGTATCTTTTCCAGGTCAAAATATTAGAGCATCTACTGACCTATTACGATATGGTCCACAGAGAGAAGTTGCTCACGCTATGACATACGGAGCATTTAATATCTCATTTATGTGTACCACAGGTATGCCAGAAAAGTTATGGTTTGAATCTTGGCAAGACCAAATGGTCAATAAGAATACTTGGGAAGCAAAATTCTATGAGGACTATGTGGCAATTCTAGAATTGGTTGCCTTAGATAGAAACGAAAAAGACAGTTATCGATGTACGGTGTATGAGGCTTATCCAAAGACTATTACTGCTCAAGAATTTTCTTACGGGTCAAATGGAGCTTATCAAACTGTGAGTGTTGAATTTGCATATCGTTGGTGGGATGCTGTTGGTTTCCCACCATCACCAACAGTAGTGCCTTCTTTAATGACTCCGGCAGTAGCAGAACTTAATCCGATAAAGGCTAAAACACAAACAAAAGAAGAGGCTCGAGCATCAGATAGACACCCACCACCTGTTGATGAAAGTTTTGCTAATGCACCTACTACACCTGCCCCATCATCTGATATATTTTACCCAAGTCCTGGTCAACCAGTATCACTACCCCCAAGCACCGGGCAGCCGGGCTCGCTTGCCTCTGGAATGCGAGGATTGCAAGGATTGCGAGGAGATGGTGGTTTAGAAGATAACAGAAACAAATAACATAATGAGAGGATGAAAATAATATTATGAGTTTACCAGTAATTAATACACCAACCTATGAGTTGGAAATACCTTCAACAATGGAGAAAATAACATATAGACCTTTTCTAGTCAAAGAAGAAAAAATACTTTTACTTGCTATGGAAGAAGAAGATGAATCACAGATGGTTAGAGCTGTTCGTCAAATAGTATATAACTGTACATTTGAAAATGTTGATTCGGATACTTTACCTATGTTTGATTTAGAGTATATCTTTTTAAGAATACGAGCTAAGTCAGTAGGTGAAGTTGCAACAGTAAATCTTTTATGTCCTGATGATAAAGAAACATATGTAAAGGTAGATATTCCATTAGAAGAAGTTAATGTAAAATTTGATGAAGAACACAAGTCTCTTATTGACTTGACTGATAACATCAAAGTAGAAATGCTTTACCCAACCTTTGAACAGATACAGTTGTTGGGCGACGCTAATACTGATGATGTATTTAAGTTAATTAATCGTTGTGTAAAAAGAATTTACCACGGAGAAGAAATACACGAAAGGGCGGACTTCACAGACAAGGATTTGGATACTTTTTTAGATAGTTTGAATACTAAACAGTTTACAGAGATACAAAGTTTCTTCACGACGATGCCTAAGGTATCACATGATGTGGAGTTTACTAACCCTAATACTAAAAAGAAATTAACAACAACATTGGAGGGTATGCAAAGTTTTTTCTAATAGCTCTTTCTCATGACAGTTTGGAAAATCATATAAAACTAAATTTTGGTTTGATGCAACATCACAATTATTCGCATTACGATTTAGAACATATGATACCTTGGGAAAGAGAAGTTTATGTCGCTATGTTAATGAATTATTTGAAAGAAGAAGAAGAAAGACGAAAAGCTGAAGCACGAAGATAATATGAGTGATAATCAAGTATTAGTAACAGAAAAGACATACGAGGTCAACAAGTCAGACTTCCTAACAATACAGGGGTTTGACCAAAGTAAGACTTGGTATAATCAGACAGCAGGGTTCATGGATACTCTGCGTTTGATTCCAAGATTGCTTATGGTTTGTTATGGATATATTTTTTGGATGTCAACACAATGGTTCATGGGACTACCTGATCCAACCAACGCACAGGCAGCGTTCATATCTACTATCGTAGGTGCCGGTGCTGCATGGTTTGGTTTGTATGTCGGCAGTGGACATAAACCCGCATCGAGTAAAAAGTAAATGTCAGTAGGCAGCCCACTTTATCAAGCCACTGAAGAATTGGTGGCTGCAGAAAAAGAATTAGCGTTCGCTCGTTCAGCTGAGGGTAAACAACTCCGCAAGCTCAAAAAAGAAACAGATGGTATGAAAGACGCACAGAAGGAGTTTGAAAACTCTTTGAGAGAAACTGTGCGCTCTATGTCATTTTCCGATTTAGGTAAACAACTTAAAAAAGATTTAATGTCACCTCTTGAAGGAATGTTAAACAGCCTGCCCGCACCTGTCAAGACTCTTGGCATGATGGCGATGAAACCATTTTTGAAAAAGGAAGAAGAACCTACTGGTCCTGGTTTTCGTTTTGATTCAGATGCTGGCAAAGATGGGAAATGGAAAGAATTTGATGAAAAAACGAAAACGATGAAGCATTCCATGTCAAAGGGAGATACTCAAGAGGCACTTGACGCAAGAGCTGCAGAAGCTGGTGCAACTGTAGAATCTCATACTCTTTCTAAGTCGGACTACGACGCTGCAAAGGCAGTGGAAAAGGCAGAGTCGAGTGGGGGTGAAGGTAAAAAACAATCGGGATTGTTGTCTAGCATTAAGAGTGGTATAGCCAAAATGGTTGCAGGACTATTTGCGTTAATTGCCTGGTTCAAAAAGAAATTTGCAAAAACTGACCCTTCAAAAGAGACAGAAGACCGCATAAAAGGTCTTGGTGGCGGCGATGATGGTGGAGATGGTGGAGATGATAAAAAAGGTGGACTCTTTGGTAGCATTGGTAAGGCGTTTAAGAAGATTAAAGGTTTCATAAAGAAATTCATAACATGGAAGGGTATGCTTGTTCTTCTTATCGGCGCTATTATTGGCGGTCTTGCTCTAAAGTATTGGGAACCCATAAAAGAACTTGTATTAGAGATAAAAGACAAGATCATGGGCATATACAATACCATTAAAGAATGGTTTGTTTCTCTTTGGACTTGGGGTCTTGAAGCGGGGACAGACGAAGAAGGTAAATGGAGTGTCACCACATTTATTACAAACATATGGGATACAATAAAGAAATGGTTTGAAAGTTTATGGACATGGGCCAGTGGGGGTATTGCTGCCGGTTGGACTACTGTTACAAATTACATAAAAGGTATATGGGATACAGTTTATGGTTGGTTTACAGGTCTCTGGTCATGGGCATCAGATGGTATTGCTAAGGGTTGGACTAATCTAACAACTTACATAAAGGGCATATGGGATACAGTTTATGGATGGTTCACGGGCCTTTGGTCTTGGGCATCAGATGGTATTGCTGCCGGTTGGACTAATCTAACAACTTACATAAAGGGCATATGGGATACAGTTTATGGTTGGTTTACAGGTCTCTGGTCATGGGCATCAGGTGGTATTGCTGAAGGTTGGACTAATCTAACAGATTACATAACTAAAATATGGACTGGTGTTAAAGCTTGGTTTAGTAAAATATTCTCATGGGGTGAAGATGATGAGAAAGCTGGAGAAGGTTGGAGTTTATCTACACTAATATCGGGCATATTCACTGGATTGAAAAACTGGTTCTTTGGTTTGTTTGGTATAGATCCAAAGAAGGGAGAACTGTCAGCAGAAGATTTCGCAAAGATATCAGAAGGATTTTCTCTAACCAATTTGTTAATGAAAGCGGTAAGGGGTATCGGAGACTTCTTCTGGAAAGGTGATGGCACAGGCTTACTAGAATTTGATTTATCCGGCGTCAAAGAAAAAATGCTTAATGTGGGAAAAGTGCTTGGCATTGTAGGTAAAGCTACTAAAGCGGCACTTAAGGCTATTCCCAAAGCCTTGATTGGTGGAGAAACTCCCCTAGCGGCTTTCAAAAGAGTTATGAAATCTGGTACGAATAATGGGGGAGTGATGACTTCGGATGGGCTGGGAATAACAACAGGACCACCAACTACTAGTAGTGCTACAAATGAAAACCCAAAAGAGCTTAAGAAGTTATTAAAGGACAAGGAACAGTTAGAATATTCTTTGGAGAATTCGTCTATAAATGCAATGGATACTTCCAAACGCTATTGGGTGACTCAGGATCAATGGGATTCAAACCAACTTCAACTGCAACAACTAAATGAGAAAATAAAAACATTGGGGGGCAATCCATATGGTGCTGAAAATGCCGCAACATTGAAAAGTGGTGATGAATGGAAGGCCCATAAGAACAAATATGGTCTGACGGATGATGATTTTAGTTCTTGGCGCAGAGAAAAGATGCGGGACCACAGATCACTTGACCCAGTTGTTGTAACAGCACCCAAACCAACTATGCAGGATGCCGCAATCTCACTGAGCAGTGCCGGGCCCAAAAATGCCCGAGGTATGGGGAACACAAGTGTAGTTGATGCATCTACTTCAAATAGTTCTACTTCAAATAATTCTAATACAAATGTCACAGTTGTAAACAAACTTCCAGTAACTGCTTCTGACCCATATACTACTAAACAATATAGAAGGTTCCGTGGTATGAGAGGTGGTGGCTCATAATAAATAGTTGAATGAAACACATTCTTGCGACCATTTTATTATGTTTCTCTATCAGTGTATCTGCTGAAGAACTTACACATAAACAACTAATAGGCAATCTTCTTAACTCCACAGTTAAGATTTCAACATTTACAGATGACGGTAGAGCAGCAGGCTCTGGTGTTATCATGCACGCCTCTGGTCTAATACTGACCAACTACCATGTAGTTCATAACTCTAATCGACTCAAGGTATGGTTGTATGAGAATAGAGGCAAACAGTATCACGAAGCTGAGATCATCGGTATCGACCCTGCTGCTGACCTTGCATTGTTGAATATCGACATACAAAAAGATGATTACTTTACTGTTAGTGATTTTGAATACAGTGGTGGTGAAGTCTATGCGGGCACAGATGTTATTGCAGTAGGTCACCCACTAAGTCTCAACTGGTCAGTCAGTAAGGGCGCCATCAATGCAATCAACCGTCCCAGTTTCCTTACACCATATGTGAGCCTAATACAACACGATGCTGTAATTCATCAGGGATCAAGTGGTGGGCCTCTATTCAATGACCAAGGCAATCTCATTGGCATCAATACATATGTGATCGCACCATCAGAGAAAGGTGTGCCCGTGTATGCTGGTATGGGTTATGCCGTACAGGGTAATGATGTGCATAGTTCATTTGTTAAGATGTTATTAGATGGTAACACAGTGGGTATGCGACCAGCAATGAGGCTTGATATTATTGACCTCAATGAAGATGTTACAATGTCTATACTAGAACAACATCCAGACATCTACATACCCAACACATTTGGACTCATATCAAACAAGATAGACCCCGACAGTTATGCTGCATTACAAGGACTAGAGGACTTTGATGTGATTGTATCAATGGATGGTTTTCCAGTAAACAATATGATTGATCTATCAAAATACCTAAAAGACAACAAGGCACCAGGCGACACCGTGTACATGATGGTGCTAAGACGAAAAGAGTTTGTTATTGTGCCTTATGTATTGTTAGATTTAGAAATACCAACATCGTTTTATGACAAGGAAAAACCAGACAAACGATAAATAGTGATATGTTTGAATACCCATGTAAGATAATCAAAGTCGTAGACGGTGATACCGCTGATGTAGATATTGACTTGGGGTTCGGTGTATGGTTGAAGAATCAAAGGGTTCGCTTTTTCGGTATTGATACTCCAGAGTCCAGAACAAGTGACAAAGTAGAAAAAATTTACGGCAAAGCCGCAAAAGCATTTGTTCAAAAACATCTACCCAAAGGTAGCATTTCAACCCTAATAACACATAAAGACGCTAAGGGCAAGTACGGTCGTATTCTTGGCGAGTTTAGAGTACACGATGCTGAGACTGGCACCGATGTGATACTCAATCAGATAATGATTGAAAGACACTATGGTGTGGCATACTTTGGTCAGTCTAAAGAAGATATTGAAGAAGAACATTTAAAAAACAGGGATTTAATAAAATTGTGAGAAAAGAAGAATATATTGTTTACGGTTCGGATAGATGTAGTTATTGTCATCAAGCAAAAATTCTGTTAGAACATTATGAGTATAACTACAAATACATAGATGTTACAGAAAGTGCTGAAATTCAACAAGAATTTTATAAAAAAACCAAAAATGCCAAAACTGTACCACAAATTTATTATTATGATCCAGTGAGATCGTATGGTAATGAAAATATAGAATGGCGTATCGGCGGTTTTGATGAATTGGTAGTTTGGTTAAAAGAAAAAAGAAAATACAAACTTGACAAATAACCAAAATTGTGATAGGCTGTTATTATGAATAAAAGAATAGAGAAATATAATTATGAAGTTTATGAGAAAGGTTTGGCCTACTGCCTTCAAGGTCTATATAGTTTATTCCGTAATACTGGACTTATCAATAGTAGTAGGTGCAGTTTGGTTCTTCTTTCTTAGGTAATAGTATGATAGTCACAGATAAAGCATTACAACAGATGTCAGATATTCTCGCACGGAACAATGACCAAGTGGTCCGTTATGAGTTGCGTGGAGGCGGGTGTTCTGGCCTTATGGCACATTGGGACACAGAACCACATTACGAGCCAGAAGAAGGTGATGGTCAATGGACTATCGGTGAGAATAGATTTTTCGTAATAGACAAGTTTACACTATCGTACATGGAAGGTGCCACGATAGATTACACGGGCGATTTTATGCCCCAATTCAAAGTAACAATACCCGACCGGGCAAGCTGCGGATGCGGTGAGAGTTTCGTAGCGTAGGAGATAATATGCCAGCAAGAAACTACAAACAATGGAACAGGGTTCCGGGCAAGATCAACAGTGGTGAGTATGTTGATAGTCGAATATATTCCGACAAAAAGATATTTGAAGAAGAAATTGAAAAGATATTTTCAAAGGTGTGGATTCCAGTGTGTCACGAATCTGAACTACCTAAAACAAATTCTTTCCGTACCATGACTGTTGCTATGCAGCCAATCGTTGTCGTTCGCATATCAGATAAAGAGATAAAGGCATATCATAACCAGAGTATCAATAAACCTGTCGGTACATTGAGCACACTAACTTTTCCTGATGAACATGAAATCAGAACCGAGGTCAAGTATGGCGGGTTTGTGTGGATTACATTGAACGAGGAGATGGACAAGACAGTCGAGGAGTGGGCATCAGGATCATTTGATTGTATGCAAAAGTCCCTAGATGCTGAACCACTAGAGGTCTTTCACTATCACAAGGCCATCATACCTTGCAACTATAAGTTATGGCATGACACTAACTCGGAGTTTTACCACGACTATCTACACTACCACAATCGTGTAACAGGGTTCAATGATTCCTACTTTGCTCGTAAGAATATTGGATTTGATAATGGACATATAAACGTAGGCTCATTTGAGGTTCAGTATGACCAGTATGAAGGTTCTGAATCTAGGGATGAGTTATCGTTTCCACATTTACCCGCTAATCACTGGGAGATGATAGACTTCTTCCCAGGGGTCAACTTCAACCTAAGAGGGTCAGCACTACGATGTGACATTATGACACCAATTGCACCAGACAAGGTGATGATTGAGTTTCGTGGTCTGGGTCTAAAGAGTGACACACCGAAAGAGCGTTTGATTAGACAACGGCATCACAATAGTATTTGGGGACCGTTTGGTCGTAACCTACATGAGGACTTACTCGCAGTAAGCACACAACAGGCTACAATGAATGAGTATGCGGATGCTCGCAGAATTCTACACGGCCGACATGAGGTTGATGCTGATGGTGATCCAACAATTCACGATGAGGAAGGTATGCGTCACTTTTATGATGAATGGGGTCGTTGGATGAATAGATGGGCAGGCAATCCTGACCTTGATTATCATACAGGCTTTGCAGCATCGGCATTAGCAGCATAATGTTTGGACCTATCACAGTACCATATGAGTGTGTGATGTTGTACAATGTTGCACGACTCAAAGATGGTATTGATTTTGATGATGTAGAGTTTGCCCTAGGCGAGATGTGTAATCATGTCAAAGAAACATACGATGGTTTCATTGCGGGGCAAGTATATCGTTATGCCGGATTTATTTCAGATGAGGGTAGTGTGGGTGAGTATGGTGCCGAAGGTGACCATATTGCCATCGTTACCTATTGGAAATCATTTGAAGAACATGAGCAGAGTCATAAAGACCTGCCATTCAAACAAGCATTCTCTGGACTAATGGAGTATTGTATCGACACAAAAGAATTGGGTTACAATCTCCTATGGCAAGGAGAAAGGATGGTAGCATAATGAAAGTAACAGTAACAAAAGAAGCACAAGAAAAGATTGCAGAGATGTGTGTAGAGAACGACATGGTAGGCATCCGTGCATTTGTGTCCGGTGGTGGGTGTGCCGGTATGCAACACGGCCTAGGGTTTGTAGACATAATCGAAGAAAAGGATACACTAGTCGCACCCAACTTTTATATTGACCCAGTTGCATACTCCTATATGGACGGTGCAACCATACACTATGAAGAATCGGGCATGAGCCCAACATTTGTATTTTCAGATGTATTTAAGGCTCAAGGCGGAACAGGCACCTGTGGTGGGTGTGGAGCTGCCATGGGTCCAGGTAACAGACACTAAAGGAGATAAGATGACCAGAACAAGTCAAATCGTTGAAGATGTAGCAACACATTATAAC